AATGTAGATGATAGGCCTGATGAAAATGGTATAATAATAAGTGTTACATTTTTAGTTGGTAATATTGATACACCTATAACAATTAATACTTTACTTAATAGAGTAAGATAATGGCTAATTACAAGTTAACAGAATTAGATTTTGATGATATTAAAACTAATCTGAAAGATTTCCTTAGAACCTATAAGGATGACTCAGGAAATTCTATTTTTACTGATTATGAATTTGAGGGGTCGGGATTATCAGTTTTAATTGATCTTCTGGCTTATAATACTCATTACAATGCCTATCTTGCTAATATGCTAGCTAATGAATTATTTTTAGATTCAGCAGTTAAAAGAGAATCTGTTGTTTCATTAGCTAAACATCTTGGATATACACCTTTATCTACTAGAAGCGCAAAAGCAACTATAAATTTTACTGTAACTAATCCTGTAGATTTTCCAAGAACACTTACATTACCCAGATACACTGTATTCAATAATGACATAGGTGGTAATTTGCTTTCTTTTGTAAATGTTGAACCTATTACTATAGAACCAGTAAATGGTCAATATCTTTTTAGCAACGTTCAGTTAACTGAAGGTGCTCCATTAGAATATACGTTTAGAGTTAATTCTCCAGGTCCAGATGAAAAGTATGAAATTCCTAATGATAGTATGGACACTACTACAATGTACGTTACAGTACAAAATTCAACAAGTGATACGCAAACAACAGTTTATTCTTTAGTTGAGGATATGACAATTGTAGGACCTTCATCAAATGTATATTACTTAGAAGAAAATTTTTCAGGTAGATATCAAATATATTTTGGTGATGGAATTTTAGGCAGAAAACTTTTACCAGGCAATATAGTTAGAGTAGAATACTTAGTGAGTAGAGGAAGCGATGGTAATGTGTCTGAAAATTTTGTGCAGAATTTTACTACAGGCCAATCAGTTGGTGGTGGAATAATAACTAATATAACTACCGTTTCAAATTCAACTGGCGGTGGCTTAAGAGATAAAATATCTGATATTAGATTTAAAGCTCCTAAATTTTTATCTAGTTTTAATAGAGCAGTTACTTCCTCAGATTACAAAGCTTTGATTGAAGCAAATTATCCATTTATAGAATCCGTTTCAGTTTGGGGCGGAGATGAAAATACTCCTCCAGTGTATGGTAAAGTGTTTATAGCACTAAAACCATATAATGGTTATCAAATTACATATAACACCAAAGAAACTATAAAAAAATATGTTCTAGAAAATAAAAAAGTTATGTCTATTATTCCTGAGGTTGTAGATCCGGAATATATCTACATAGGAATTAATTCTACTATAACATATAATACTAAGTTATCTGCCTTATTACCTAATCAAGTTAAGGCACTGGTAAATACTTCTATACAAGATTATTTTAAAAATGATCTACAAAAATTTGATAAAGACTTTGTATTTTCAAAATTATCTAGACAGATAGATAATACAGATAGGTCTATAATTGGAAACATTACAAAAGTTAAAATACAAAAAAGATTAACACCTATACTAGGTATAAGAAATGAACTTATGGATTTCAATGCTATTAGATTTAATAATTCATTGATGCCAGGAACTTTATTAAGTACAAGATTTATTATAGTTGTGCCATTAGAAGAAGGCACCTTATCATATGTGCCTGTTATTATAAAAGATATTCCAGATAATAATCCCGCCTTATTAAATGGCACAGGTACAATAATATTGTATAATCCAGATACATTTGAAATTGTTAATACAAATTATGGTAAAATAAATTATGGTACAGGTATAATTAGTTTATCAGGACTTAATGTTTACGGTTATCCCGAAGATACTGCAGAAATAAGATTAACAGCTGAACCACAAAACTTTAATATTAAAGCAACTAAAAATCAAATTTTAGTTATAGATGATAGTACGTTAATGGTTCCTGCTAATAGATTGGCGGGTTTAACAATTAACGTAGAAACGGCATTTGAATAATGAGCACTACGATTGGTATTCGAAGAGTAAATGATAGGATTCTAGATAGAATCTCCGCCTTAGTGCCTGATCAATTACCAGATTTTATTAGAGAGAATTATGATACTTTCGTTGAATTTTTAAAGGCGTATTATCTATATTTAGAAAAAGATTATAATGTACAAGAAGTATTTCAAAATTTTAAGGGCTATGCTGATATAGATAAAACTATACCAGGATTAATAGACAATTTCTTTGCTAGTTATGCAGCCGATTTACCTTTAGAGGAAATAACTACAAATAAACCTTTATTTCTAAAAAGAGTTAGAGATTTATATAGAAATAAAGGAAATGAAAAAGGGTATGATTTATTATTTAGAATATTATACAACGAAACTGTAGATTTTTTCTATCCTTATAATTATGTGATTCGTCCATCAGACGGCAAAATACGAGTGGACAACACTGTAAAATTATATCCAAGTAATACTAGCCAAAATCTATTTGAATTAGAAAACACATTATTAGTTGGTTCTAATACTAATGCAAGTGCAATAGTAACAAGTGTTATTAAGTATAACATTGGACAATATGAAGTTTATGAAGCTTTACTAGATGAAAAAAGTATAAAAGGTGAGTTTAGTACAACTGAACAATTATATGCCGACAAACTAATTTCTGTTGAAACTAATAGTTTCCAAAGAATTTTAGCAAATGCTTATCCTGTAATTAAAAGTGTAGATATTCTAGATCCAGGAAAAGGATACGGTGAGGGACAGTTAGTAACAGTAGTAAATCCCGAGGGTATACAAGGTAAAATACGTATAGATAAGGTAAATGATTTAGGCGAAATAAAAGAGTTAAAAATTATAAATAGTGGCCTAAATTATGTTACTCCGCCTACGTTGGTTATTTCTAACCCTATGGATCCAGTAGATGCTACGTATAAGGTTAAAGATAATGTTCTAACAATTTATTTTGATAAAAGACATGGTTTAGGTAAGGCTGATTCAATTCAAGTAGAGTATTATGGTAATATATACAGTCCTTTAGAGGGCATAACTGAAACTAAAACTATATCAAAGGTTGTAAATTATAAAACAGTCTTTTATGATCAAATTGTTAATGATACTTCAGGAAACGTAAAGGTTATTTACAACGAACCTGCTTCTTTAAAGGCTGTACTCGGGACAATATCTAAAACACCTAAATATTTACTTAATAACGATGGTAAAATTTCTGAGAATATGTATTTACAAGGTGCAATACCAGATTCAGATGTGACTACACCAATATTCTTTCAACCATATTCGTATGTTATCAAGAGCAAGAAATCTATATCTGAATGGAGAAACTACGCCAAAACACTTGTTCATCCGGCAGGTTTTGCCTTATTGGGTGAAGTAAATATAGAAACAGATTTAAATGAAATACAAAATGTTGCAGCTACGTCTGCTGGTACCTCAGAAGTAAGGGATATATTTGTAATAACTTGTGATAATAAAAAACCTCCTTTTTATGCTAGTATGACGAGATTCAATAGTAGCAAATTTCCCGGGGGTTTTAGAAATATTACTGCAGATTTCACTTATGTTATATTTGGATATCTATATCCTCCACCTTTTAACCCAGCACTGCCTAGTTCTTTAAAATAAATATTAATATTAGGTTTTAACTATGCCAAATATTGTAACAACTAGACTAAGTTATTTTACTGCAGAACAATTCAAAGAATCAATTAGCGAGCAAGCTAATTCTAAATTGTATATGTTCATAGCAAGACCTCAACCTTGGGAGGTGGCTAATAAACCTCCTACTCCTGTTAATGTTGAGGGGTTACAATATGAATGCTGGGATACAATGATTGGTTTAAAACGTATATCGGCATCAGATTCTCAGTTTGTTGTAAGAAGAGTAAACTGGAGAAAATTTTCTGTATATACACCGTATGATGATAGAGATCCATTGATATATACTAAACCTTTTTATGTAATGACTAAAGATTACAGAGTTTATAAGTGTATAGATAACTATGGTGGATTACAATCATTATTTGAACCTACTTCTACTAGTTTAGAAATTTTTACAATGCAGGATGGATATAAATGGAAATATCTTTATACGATTAATCCTGCAAATCAAATTAGATTCTTAACTAGAAACTGGATGCCAGTAGTAACAGATGACGAAGTAAAAGACAATGCTGTAGATGGTACTATTGAAAGAGTTGCTGCAACTATTAAAGGTTCAGGATATACTTATGCAAATACTATTTTGACAGTTGTAGGGGATGGAGCCAACGCTACTGTATTGCCCGAAATTGTAAATAATAAAATTGAAGGGTATATTGTTTCAGATAAAGGAACTAATTATAGGTATGCTAATCTTGTTATAAGTACTAGTGATGTTATTACATCTAAAGCTGAAGCAAGAATAATTATAAGCCCTAAGGGCGGGCATGGTTATGATCCTGTGTCAGAATTGGGTGCTCAGTATGTTATGTTAAACGCAAGATTTGAATATGATGATGGAGCAGGTGACATTCCTGTTAATACAGATTTTAGAGTGTTAGGCGTTATTAAGGATCCTTT